CTGCCTAATTGCAACTTACTATTTGCTTTGCTATCTAATTCTTGTTCTTTCAGCCTACCTTTAAACTTCTCAACTTCAGTACGCTGTCTTGATGCTACAGATTCTCTTTGAGCAGTTTGCAAGTCACCACTTACACGCTTAATCTGCTCTTGAGCTTGCTGTAACATTCCTTGTAATTTTTGTATTTCATCAGTTCTTTGCAACACACCTTCTTTGTCAAATATTTCTGTCTTTTTAAGAGCTTCAACTCTATCAATAAGACCAGCTTGATATGCTTCCATGTATATTTGCCATTCACCCCATTTATTAGAAGGTAATGTAGAACTGCCTATAATTCTTATATCAAATTGCCCAACAGATACATCGTTTTCAATTTGCATTAATTGTTGACTTTTATCGTCATATAATCTTTTATTTACTGTATATTCATTAATATCGTTATTTGGCTGCACAATCCTAAATGTTTTCTTAAAGTTATAATGCTGCTTTGCCATATTGTAGCATACTTGACCTACTCTTCTAAGTGAGCCCTCAATATCTCTTAGTTTAGACTTAGACCGTCTTTGACCTACATCTTCCATCATCATTGTTGCACTATACGTTCTAGGTGCAGCTTCACTACTACCTTGCATCATTTCAAATATACCAATATTTAAATCAATATATCCCTCTATCATTTTAGGAAGAGACATAATAGAACTAGATAATGGCTGAGGTGCAGGAAAATGTGGTTCCCCAAAAGAAGGGTCATATTCGATAGTAGCATTAGGATTAGACCAATCTCTTTCGAGCTCCTCTATATCGCTAACACTACCCTGGGGTACGAGTAGCTTTAAACCAGCTGACGCTTGGGCATGGGATGTAATAAGTGACACTGTCTTGTTGAGGAACCTTTGAAATGCTTTGTTCTTCCTAACATCACTCATTGGATATGGTGTGTTAGTCCAAATGTTTGGAACGGGCACTATCGGATATATATCTGTATCACATATCATTTCATATAATACGATTTGACCTACCGTGCACGTTAATTTAATTCTTGTTTGAGTAACTTCTACATAATCAATAAGTTTTTGCTGTATAGCCATTGCAAAATCTTTATCTTGAGCCATTTGTGCAAAATCTTCTTGTGTCATGATACGTTCATCACCACTTCTTGTATCTAACACTCTATAGTACGGTACGCGCACTTTACGGTAGTATTCAAGCAATCTATACTTATTTACGTCATAATCCTTGTCTTTTGTATTATCTGGCGTAAATGACTGCATTGTAGTTACATTAGTAGCATTAGGATAATCTTCATCGCCACTTAATGCTTCAATTTGGTCAATAAATATTTTTTCTCCGCTTTCATCTGTTGGTTGAGATAATTGAGGATATAAATCAATAAGTTGTTGTTTTGTAAGTATACTTGATACAATAATGCCTGATGCATCATCAAAATATCTATTTCTTGCATTTGGGTCTACATATACACGAAATGGGTCTACATATGTTAGCTTGACCTCACCTCGACCATAATCTGCATCTCTATCAAGGTAAGCATAAAAATAACCTAATCCTGTAACTGCGTAATCATGCACAACTTGCTTAAATATTTCATTACCATCAGATATATCCCATATATATTCAAGTATTGTACGCCATACGTTTGTAAGTTTATTATCTGAGTCTTCTCTACCAATTGCAGAAAATCTAGGAGTTTTAGAAGTTACGATAGCTTTAAACTGCTCTATAGCAGAATATAGCCTATCCATTGGCATCGATGACTGATTTCGTGAATCTAGCTCATCTACCTCTTCTGCAGAAAAATGATTGCCTAGATAGAAGTCAATGTCTTCTCTAGCGGCAGTATCCCAATCGACACGAGCTTTTTGCCATTTATCAAACAGCTCTCTTATTTCTTTTACTCTAATATCTTCTCGTATCATAACTCATAATATAAGCTTATTTATCGACATAAACAATAGCTATTTTCGCGCACCTGTCATCCAATTGTACATTTTTCTAGGTTTGTGCCACTTTCCATTTTTATTTTTTCTTTTTTTAGTGCTTCCTGCCTTAGGATTTCCTTTAGCATACTGCGTTGCTAACCAAAATGCATCGATAGTATCATCGTGACTACCTTTAGGAAAATCGAGAAGCTCGCCAATAAACTCATGCATTTCTTTTTTAAGATGAACAGCACCTGCTTTAAACATTGGTTGTAATCCTTCAAACAATCTATCTTTCTTTTTTTGGTTATAATTTTTAATTCCTTTTTCAATTCCTGGTAAGAATACTCCTTCACTCTTACTTCGTTTCATAACGTAATCTCTAAGCATCTCTTGATATGCTACAGTCTCTATGTTTATTCTACGTATCGGGCTATATCGTTTTGCAATTTCAAATATTTTGTCTGCACAGTCCATAGGTAAGACTCGCTCTTGCCAGTATTCAATAACATAGTAATCAAACTCTGAAGTAACGCCAATAACCATAATAACAGAATAATCGTTACGCTGGCCAAGTGTTGAAGCAGGGTCAACACCAATGT